TAGCATCTTTTGTTCCAACACTTGTAAAATAATTATCAACATTAACTGACTTTGATAAACCAGGTATTTTAGAATACACATCTCTCCAAAGTTCTTTCTTTAATTCAGGTACAGCTTTTGGTGCTGATTTTAACCACATTGATTTTGTTAATGTGGTTTTAACATAACTGTTTAGTTTTGGTTCTGATGAAGATTCGGAACCAGCCTTTAATGACACACCAATACTTTTCGGTTTCTTTGTTTTGTCTTTAAAAAAAACAAATACATCACCTGCATGATTACCTGGAATACCTTGTGGTTTTTCACGGTAACCCCACATAACTTTTTCGATAGGCCTTTCTTTGTGCATATCATAAAGATATTGTAAAATAGCATATGCGTTTTCAATCTTTTCTTCACGCATATTTGGTCGAATTTTATCCATTAAATTAATGAATTCTTTACCAGCTTTAAGATTGCTTTCTGTTACAAATGTCTTACGGGACTTCGGTGTCTTTAAATCAATATTACGAATGTAATCTTCTAATGCCTGTGGGCTTCTTGGTTTAAAACCATTATTAAAACAAAGAGCAGGAAACAATTCTGTAATAGTAGAATTGACCGTTGTTTGTTGTCCACCAGTTAAGTATGAAATTGCCATTCAAGTTCCTTGTAATAGTGTATTTATGCTAACACAATTACCGTATTATGTCAATCTCTTTATCACCTGTCCAAACTTCAATATCCGTTCTTAATCTATTCTCTGCTTGTAATGATTCAAACCTTGTAGTTGCCTTGCGTTTCCACCAGTCTATAATCGTTTCCAGATGGTGTTTATCATAGTTTTCTTTATCAGGAATGAGTTTGTCCGCTCTACCCATAACAACATCTGTAAAATTGGAGAACCCATAGTTTGAGGTATAATACCTTTTCTTTTCTGTAAGATTTAAGGCATTAGTGATGGTTGCCATAAACTTCTCATATTCTGGTTCACCTTTAAGAGCTACTTTAGTTAGAGATATAATCTTGTTTGATATTTTGAGTTTACGGGAAGAGGCGTCTGCCGGTACGATTTCACCTAGAATATCTTCAACATAATTCTTGAGGTCTTCATATGGTTTGCCGTGCATCATTGGCAGAAACTCTGAATCTGTGAGGCCTTTGAATCTTAAATATGGTTTCATACCATCATACTGTGATGATGATTTAGATGAACCATATAAACTTGTTGTTTCGAATAAACAAGTATTCATATCATATTTGGCATTTAACTTTTCACGAACCCAATGAGAACAACAGATAGCGGCCAGCAACTTACCACCAAGATAATTAAATCCAAATGGTTGTGCTGGCACTATCACAAACCCCATCATTGAGGTTTGGTTGAAAGACTTGGCGGATGAAGGAGTTTGTGAAAAAACACCGCCAAGCATTTCATTACGAGGTTTCATATTGATTACTGGAGAACCAAGACGAATAAAACCAACCCATTTACCAGTATTCTTTTCACGGACAGCCAATCTTAAACATCTACCTGGAATGCTAGTCATATTAGAATGAGAAGAAATCATATTCAAATAGATATCCCAATTGTCTTGTGATAATTCCACAAGCTCAAAGTCCATATCATTAGGATGTATGGTGAAATCAGAAAACAAATCTTCTTCTGGTCCCATACCTGGTAAAACTATAGGTCTATTTGCTAATGAGTTTAATTTTTGGTCTCGAATATAATCATCAATTCTTTGAAATCTATCAAAATAATTGGAGAAAATATTAGCACAATGAAGGCCTTGTTCTTTAGTTAGTTTCAAACTTTGAACCCTTCAAATTTTTTATTATAACTTCGTTCACGATTACCAAAACTATTCAATGGTTTATCATCTACTTGGCCAGAATCAGCAAGACTGTTTTGTGCTGTTACTTCAGCATCATACAATCTCATCTTTGAACGGTCAACACCAACCACAAATCGTTTATAATAACTTGGATCAGAATAACGATTCTTTAATTGTTTAACAAGGATTTGATTTAGACCTTCAAGTTCTTCATTGGTCACCAAAGCAAACATAAAGTCAGCGGTTGCTGGTAGACCAAAAGATTCAGAGGTGTCCTCAAGGCCAGGATCGGAGTTTGTAAAACCTGACCTTGTCGTTTGCGTTGCGGACACAATTGGCACATTATTCTCTACAGCAAGACCGCGAAGTTCTTCAGCGATAGACTTGATATAGGAATAAGTATTCACATTAGCACCAGGTTTAACTCGTGCTGAGGTACATATGTTGAGGTAATCAACGAAAATAATTTGAGGCACAAAACCTTTTTTAAGTTGAAGTTCATTGATAAGAGCTCTGAAATGTAACACAGAGGCAGCTGCCGTTGGATATTCTTTGATGATAAGTTTACCCTCTGTTTTAGCTCTCACGGTATCAAACTTACGATTATAATCTTCTTTAGATATTGTATGAAGTTCATTCAGATTAATATTTAGCAAATTAGCATCAATACGCTCTGCAATCTTTTCTTCAGCCATTTCCATAGTGATATACAATACATTGAGGCCTTGTGCAAGAGCTGCGGCTGACATATGACACATAAAGAGAGATTTACCAACACCAGTTCCTGCCAAAACAATATTTAATGTTTTAACTGGTAAACCGCCTTTGGTAATCTTATTGAATAAATCTAGGTCAAAGCGAACACGAGATTCTACTGCATGATAAGAATCATAACGAGCATCTGAATCGTTGATATAATCGTGACCAACATTATTATTAAATGTTACACCAAGAGCATCACTTAATAATTTAGGAATTTCACCTTTCGATTTCTTGGCAGTTTTATCATCAAGGATGCCAACAGATTCCATAATCGCATTATAGATGGCTTTATCTTGGCAAAACTTTTCAGTTTGTTCAATGAGCCATTGTATTTCGGTTGGTTCATTTTTACCTTGATTGATTTCTTTGAGAAGGTCAATTGCACTAGATACTTCGCCTTCGGTAAGTGATTTCTTTTCTGTGAAATTAATTACAAGAGCTTCGTGTGTTGGTGGATTTTTATATTTGTGAATGAATTCAAATACTTCACGAAATACTAAGCGTTCACTATTATCTGAAAAATATTCTGCACGAACAAATGGTAAAACTTTTCGTGTATATTCTTCATTATAAATCAGGTTCTTGAGTATCGTCTGTTCTAGTCTGTTCATTATATTTGTTCGTCATTATTAATTCAGTTAAGATATCACCCATAATGGTATGCAATTCCTCGTCTTTTGTCAAGTCATCGATATCATATTCGCCTGGATGGACTATGGTAAAGCCAAACTGTAATTTTGCCAATTCACCTTCTTCAACAACTCTAGCTTTGTGATAATGGTAAAGAACTCCTTTGTAATTTTCGGTAAGGAGCTCAATACCAGTTAAATCAGAATCTTTGAAATCGACAAATTTATAGTCGATGTCTTCTTTATACTTCTTCATCTTCGGTTGATTCCACGGTAGAAGATATGTTATCCTCTCCCATAATGTTACTATAGGCAATTTCATATTTTTTCTTTACATACTCTTTAAAGTCGTTGTCATTAAGTAAGTCTTTCCAGAATTCGTCTGTCTGTGTAGCATCAAAACGAACACGGTCACCAATTTCACCAGTCTTGCGGTCAATCTTTGCATACCAACCAGGACTTGGTTTAGAAATAAAGTTGCCTTCGATAGCAATATCAACAAGGCCAGAATATTTCTGAATACCACCGTCAAATGAAACGGCAATAGGTATCTTTGCTTTTTCTTTAGTGTATCTTGATTTTTCAACATTGATAATAAAGTTATAACCAACAATCTCGGTGCCATCTTTTTCTTGTTGACGACCAATGATGTAAATATTATCGGCAGAATAATAAGAACCTGTGCCACCACCAACAATATCTTTAGGAAACATACCAATTTCTTTATATGTGTGATTCACCACAATCATTGGGACATCTTTCATTGTGAGATGTGGTGTTACCATGCGAAATAAACTTTTAACTTGTTTGGCACGGGACATATCAGCAACCGATTTGCCTTCTAGAGCATCTTCAACTTCTTTCTTTGAAGCTAAATTACCAATCGAATCAATAACAATAATTAATCTATCACCTCTTTCGAGATTGGTTAACTGTTGCATGATATCAAATTTTAATTGTTCAATATCAGTAAGAGGTGTATGAAGAACTCGGTCGGTATCAATACCAAAGCTGTCAA